AAGATTCTTCGAGAGATTTAGTCCAGTAGTTGACTACTAGATTCTGAGGGAACACTAAGCAAGACTTATTGCGCTTGCGCGAAGCATCATAATATGTCTTCTTGAAAGCAGTGCCAACAATAGGAAGCATAAGCAGCAGCTTGTCTTGGTCTTCTTCCCACTCATCCATTTCCACTAGAAGTTGGTAGTTCATGTGGCTGGCAATACGCCTAGCCCGAGCAGCTTTCTGATTCTCTGGATCAGCACCAAAGACTTTGATTTGAACAATCTTACCGTTAGCGGGAACTAGCGTAGGGTACGCACGCGCACCAAACTGCATAGCTGCTGTAGAAATGAGAGGGAACTTAATGTTGGAAGCTTTGGGCCACGGGAACGACTTTTCTTTTGCTACTTGAAGAGCCAGTTCGTAGTATCCCTTGACTTGGTGTTCCCACTTGGATCGTGATTGTTTGTCGTTCTTGTAACCCTCTACTACCTCACGACCAATCTTGTCCAGTTCTTCTTGGTCAAGTCGTTCAGCAATATTAGTTTCACTGACAAGTTCCATTACGTTCATAGATTAGTACCCACAGAGAACTGAACGGCCTTGCTCAAAAACACCAGAGTCTTCCATTTCTTCATCATATTCAAGTTGTGCCTGTTGTTTAACGGTCAGTGCCGGAATGTATTCATCAATCATAAGACCTAGATATGCCAAAGCATCTACTTGGTCATCGTGCTTGGCGCGGGGAAACTTCATAAGTTCATCTTCAAAGTCCAGATACCAGTCTGCTGACTTGTCAAACTTAACCCCACCGGCTCGCATACGGGCTTGCATAGAGCGTGCCCGCATTTGTTTATCTGTTTTGTGTGGTTTAAGAGGAATTATGTTTAAAAAGTTGTTGTTTTTAATCATTTCCTCTCGAAGAAACGGACCAATGGACTTGGAAATCATCATTTCTTCAATACCGATTGCTTGGAAGTTGTATACTTTTTGGAGAGCCAGTAGAGTATCCACAATTTCACGTCCATCCATACGATCCCGAATTACGTTTCGTATGTACAGGTAGTTGTCTTCATCCACACCACCAATACAGAACACAGAGTAGTCAGCACGACTCTTGTCAGAGATAGCCAAATCTACCGTCATGTAATAGTTCAGCTTTTTTTCGTGGTCTTCCTTCTTCATAGCCAAAAAATCGTTCTTTTTAAAGTACGTATTTGACTCATCCAGAGGAATGTTCAGATATTCTTGAGAATAAACGTCAGGAATACCTTGATTGACGAATGTTTGCTTGAGATCTTTGAGAACTTGTACCGCACTTAACCCCAGTTCCTTGTTCTCAAAGCTTTCCGGCCAGAGAAGTTTGGAATAGTCTGGGTTGTGGGCTTTATACTTAACTCCAATCCACCCAGAACGGCGAGTAGAATAGGTTTTGAGTTCTTCTTCAAAGGTAGACCGATCATTTTCTTTGGGCATGAAGCCTTGTAGAAGAGAATCCATGTGAAGGATTGTTCCTACATATCGAATTTTACCTCGTGAAGAGATACAAGGAAGAAGAGCACCGTTGAACCACCGCTTGAACTTATCTCGGCGATCTTTGTTCATGACGATTTCCTCATTTTCCAAATCATCACAAATAATAAGATCTGGACGAGTACCGTTCCAAAGAAGACCTCGTAGTTTCTGTTCAGCACCTTTGGCAATTACTCGGAACTTGTGGCCATCCTCAAACTCACAAATAAAGTCGGATTCAGAATCTTTGTAGAACTGTACTCGACCCTCAGCATTCTTTTTAATACCAAACAACTCAATGATATTTTCGTTCTCTTGGAGTTCTTGTTTGATCATGCCAAGGAACATGCACGCTTGCCCTTCAGTATCGGATACTACTACAACAAAGTTAGAGGACCGGAACAGCAGTTCAGCGAGAGTGTACGTTACGGTAACGGCGGAAGTCTTGGCGTGACGACGCGGTGCGGCAATAGCTACGTACTTGTAGTTGCTTGTGCACAGATCCCACCACTCGTGATGACACTCTGGAGTTTTAAGGGAACCATCAAATCGCTGTACCAGACAAGATCCGGAAAAGCCATAGATGAGTTCTTTGGTTAGTTTTACTGTCAACGTTTACGTTCGCGTTTCGACTTTTCTGAAATCATCCGGCTGTTCTTGTCTTTTGAGAACGAACGATTGGATGACGCTGATTCAACAGCTAGGTTACTCAGGACGTTTAGTCCACTCTTGCTCAGGGCTTTCTTATGGGCAACATCGTTCCCGTCCCCTTTGCGGACTTTACCTTTGGCGGCCATCATGGCACGAGCCTTGTTACGAGCCGCACGGTTTTTCTTTTGTTCGGGCTTAGAATTATAAAGCTCATTTTCACGTTTGTAGTCTCTTTTTCCGTTGCGCATGAAGGGCACAGGTTATTGTCCTTTTTCCAGTTCTACCCACTCTTCCGCATCAATCGTTGTGGGAAGCTCAGGAGTACGAGTTGTTGAAGAAGATCCAACAAACTTCTCGAAACGTTCGGCTAGATTCTCCAATCGTTTGTCAACTGTTTGTTGTTCAGTAATCTTAGTGGGTTGCTTACGGATAAGCTGGCGCTTATCAAACAAATCTACCGCCACGGTCTTGGCGTCCCTCATTTTTACAGGGACACGCTTGACGGTGCCGGTCTTGGAATCCAGAATGTAATCTCCGCCTTCAAGACGGTCGCTGATTACTTCCAGTGTTTTGTTGACAATCTTTGAAAGCTTTGCATCCAGTTGAGTAGTGTCCTCAGCTTGGATGTTGTCTACCATCTCTTTGAACCACGGTTGGGTTTTCCAGAACTTGGCAGTTGAGTACGGTACTTTGCAAATACCACACGACATCAGAAGAGAACCGGTAGAAAGATAAGTTGTAACCAACTCCACTTTTTTTGCTTCACTCCACAAGCCCGGAGTACCGGCCCCTCTTTTCTTTGTTTTTACATAGACATATTTACCCACTAGGGCAATCTCCTTTTGTTGTCTGGCTCCAAGGGGAGGGATCGAACCTCCGACCAAGTGATTAACAGTCACGTGCTCTACCTACTGAGCTACCTCGGAATTTTTAGTTACAGATACCCATTGCACTTTATGTCCGTCCACAAATGTGGGAGGATCTATACGGACAACGAGAGTTGGGTGTGTTCGGAAACTCATCCGAACGGATCGAGCGTTTGACGGGCTCATATAGCCTTCAAGAGACTGAAGCCCGTTAGCCGTCATAAACTTTACGGCGTCAGCCGGAAAAGCTTTAAAGAAACCTTTTCCGAAGATACCAAACATAAAACCTTTATCTCCATAAATGAAGACTTGAGCACCACCAGAGGTGTAGTGCTCGGGATCGTCTTCGTAGAAGACATAAGAAAGAAGTCTAGGAATAGTTCTAGAGAAATACATTTATTTACCTTTAGACAAGAAACAAATAAAATAGTTCAAAAGCAAGAGAGAGAGAACTATATTCTCTAAAGAAAGAAAAGAATGTAAGTTCTCGAAGAGAACAATACTAAAGTGCTCGTTCGCGATAGCGGACGGACTGGCTTCAAAAGAAAGATATATGTTTAGGTGTTCAAGGTTTAGGTTTTAGGTTTTTATATATTCTTTTATATTTCTATTGAACAACTAAAGATATGTCTTAGACAACATAAAAGAGAATTAGTTCCCCAAGTTTCTTTATGTCCCGTCAGGGACGAGCAGCCGAAGTGGTTTATCTCGGATGCGAGTCCGTCCTCTCCAACCCTTTGAGACCCCCTAAAAATAAAAAATATACAAAATTAGTCAAGGTGTCTTATGTACAATTCAAGGGCCACGAGATTTTCCCCCCACCCCCCTTCTCAATAATATCAATGACATATAACCAAAGAGCATACAATTACATGGGTATATATGATGGTTAGATAACCCAACGGGATATATCAATGGGTTACGATGGTTGGGTATTGGCTTATGCACCTGTATTGCTTGGCTCATGCTTGCACACTCTCTTGATTAGGGGTATGATCTGGCTTGGTGTTCTATATAGGGGTATGTGATGTTGATAAAGCGTGATGGTCTTGTAGGTCGGATGATGTTGCGGCTGCCGCTATGGATACCCGTGTTTATTGAATCCGACCGACGGTTGGGTTACATGAATGTAACGTTGAAGGGACTATCATAATGGCCTACATGACGCTGCAAGTAGAATTATCCGAATCGGGATATTACGTAGAATTTACCGGCCCTAAGTGTGAAGTGTGGTCATTGGCCGGCGGGAACACGATATACAGCGGCCCGATTGAAGATATGCCGGCCGATGCATTGGCCGAAGCGCTCCAGCTTGGCTACATCAAGCAACGCTAACTCGACAAGACCAAGAGCGCACTAGTTGTGCTCTTGCTCGTGTCATGTGACACGGTTACTAGAAGGACTATCATCATGAACAATCAGCCGATTGAAGTACAAGCCCGTAACGCTATTGCAACCCATTGTGTCTCTCTCTTTGTTTGGGAAAAGGCGAACACCACCAATACAAGCCAGACGCGCAAGGAGTCGTTCTCGGATATCGTCGCCGTTATCAAAGCGGCCGGCACTCTGACCGACGGTGACATCAATGCCGTTTGCTCTACGTTCGGTGCTGAATACCTGAAGGCCGGAGGTAAGCCGGATACCATCAAGGTACGCAAGAGCGAACTGCGCCGCATCATGGAAAACATCCATCTCATGACGGATGATGTCTCCGGATGGAATGCAGCGATCAAAGTTATTCGCAACGCAACTACGCCGCGCGATGAACTGATCCGGGACGATGCGGAAAAGCTCCTCGCATCCATCGACAAGGCACACGAAGCGTTGAATACGTTGATCGCCACGTATCAAGACACGTTGAATGATGAACGTCCTCACGGTACGGATGCTTACACGACCGAACACGTAGCGACAATGGTCCGCGATGCTATTGCAGCGAAGCATGCCAGCGCACCTGTCCAGCCCGTTAATGTGGCAGCGATGCTGCGCGCTGATACGCCCGCAAGCAAGGCTGTACCGGCTTCGACGTTGAAAGCCGCGTGATGCAATGGGAATGCGAGAGGCCTTCGGGCCTCTCGTTTTTTTGTTCCCTTTTTTTTAAAGGGTCTATCATGCGCGATAAACGGTGGCACGTGTTACATGAATGTAACCTCATCGCGTTAAACGGAGGCAAATGATATGGAATTTATTTCTGAGCAATACAATTTCAGTTGGAGTACTCAGTACGAACAAGCGTACTTTGACATTTACACTCCGTTTATTGGATACTGTCCTTTTGTTTGGGATTGTCTTTAACGTTACATGGATGTAACCCAATCATGACTCTTATTCTGATTCGTGGCCTGCCCGGTGCTGGTAAATCAACGCTTGCACAAGCTCTTGTTGGTTGGTATCCGTGGTATCACTTTGAAGCCGATCAATTCTTTATTCAAGACGATGGCACGTACAAGTTTCAAGCAGAACTCTTGCCTGATGCCCATGCCGTGTGCTTGAGTAAAACAACAGAAATGTTGTCTCTTGGTCACTCAGTTGTTGTCGCCAATACATTCACTACCAAGAAAGAAATGCAGCCATACATTGACCTTGCTGATGCGTGTGCCGTGCATCTTCAAATCATCACGGTAGCGGGTGATTTTGAATCCGTACATAATGTACCCAAAACAACAATTGAGCGCATGCGCGCTCGTTGGGAGCACATCTAACATGGCTGATATATCTATGTGTAAGGGTGAAGGTTGTCACCGTAAGCGTGAGTGTTACCGCTTCACAGCCAAGCCTAATGAATTCCGACAAGCTTACTTTCATCCGTCTGCTCCGTGGTATATTGGCCCGGATAATAAGCAAGCGTGTCAATACTTTACACCTAACTCTGACGATCCTGTTTCTCTTTCTCAAACGGAGTAATCATGTTTGAACCTGTTCAATACATCTTCGAGCAAATGGATTGTTGGAACAATTACTCGTTCGAGTTTGTTTCATACGCACATGATTATGCACACGCCGGTGGTATTTTGCGTGCTGTGTTTTACTACCACTAATCGGAGTAACATCACATGATTATTGTGGTTCAACAAAACCGGCTACAGGAACCAACTTTTAGCTCCTTAAAAATTGGTCAAATTTTTCAAGACGAGGATGGAGATTTTTGTATGAAAGTAATTTCAACAAAAGAGTTTAATACAGTTATCCTTTCTTCTGTAGACACTAGTGTGATTGGTACACTTTTCACAATGACCCCAAATGACTTAGCGTCTCCTGTACGATTTAATGTTACCGTGACTCCGGAGTAATTATCATGACTTGGGAATTCCTTTTTTGGTACGCTCTTGGTATGGTTGTTGGTATACTCTGTGAAAAACTCTGGGGGTAATTTATGGCTCGCTACGCTCCAATCTCTCGTCAAGATTTTCTTGAGATACAACTCGGTGGTGTGTTCAAACGTAAAACTCCCGACACATCACGTCAAGCAGTATCCAATCTGCAAAATGGAACGGTCTATCACACTCCCGACCACCACACGTAAGAAAGGAAAAAAGAAATGACACCTCAACAAGCTAAAGAATTCCTTCCCCTTTTGGCCGCGTATGCTCAAGGAAAACGAATTCAATACACCTATGATGGCAAAATTTGGGAAGACACTTGTAACATAAGTTTTACTTCTCCTATTTCATGTTATCGCGTCAAACCTGATCCAATAATCCTCAAATATCGTCGGTATATTTGGAAAGATCCTAATGGTTGGCACATTGGTTTCTTTTCCTCTCTTTCCGGAGTTTCCTCTATCGATGTGGAAAACATGGAAGAATTTGTCCGATGGATTGACAACGATTGGGTAACGTATGAATGTGAAGTTTAACCTTGGTTTTCGCTGTGTCCTTGCCGTTCTCATTATTGAGAACAATCCCGCTGCTGCTAACGATGAAAGGTATAATCATGTCCCAAGCTAAACAAGTTGTGTTCTACAATGCGTGCCGTGGTGTCTTTGCCATTTCGTACATTCAAAGTGAGGCACGGTACGTTGTGTTTCCCGTCAATCACACGTCAAGTCAAGTGACTAACGAACAATCGGCTACAACATCCCCTGTTGTCAAGCCAATCAACAAAGCCGGTGAGTTTGAAACGCTTAACTCCATCTACAAACCCGTGTTCAAGCTTTAAAGTATGTGGGCTAGTAATCTTGAACGGATATGTCCCTTCTTGTCCAAATTAATTCAAAAGGAGTACGATCATCGTGACTACCCCGACAATGGAAAAAATCAAAGTAATGCTTGCCTTTGATGAAGGTAAAGAAATTCAGTATCGTCCCCGAGCACTTTCTGATTGGGACTTTGTACTTGCTCCTATATGGAACTGGCATAAGTTTGACTACCGTATAGCACCTCCTGCTCCTCGTAAAGTTACTAGATGGTTTATTGAAACCCCCGATGGTTCATTATATGGGCCATATTCTGACAAAGCTTATGCAAAATCAGCTCAATATTTGTTTAGTAAGAGTGAAGTAGTTGCCTTTGAAATGACGGAGATTCTCGATGCCTCTTAATCTGAACGTATCTGCTACCCTTGCCGATGGTCTTGTTGCTGTTGCAAACAACGGGTCTATCACACTGACTCAAATTGAAACAACTACTAGTGTTGATGGAGAAGGAGAAGAACATGTCAAAGAAGTTCAACATCAAGTAACCCTAAGTTACATAGATGTAACTAACTTCATAACGTTTGCCCGCGCTGCCGGGTGGAAATCTGAACGTAAATCCCGGGAGTAACTAGAATGCAGATAAGCCATTTGTATGGACATCCTGAAGTTGCTGTAATCACTTCTTGGCACAAGACTCAGGTTTATGGTCCTGCATGGAAAGTTCATCCTAGCTGTGAACTAATTCTTGCCACAGATAATAATACAGAACCGTTTCGTGACAAGCATGATTTTATGTATGAATGTGGTTTTGAAAAAGCACCCCAACAGTTTGTTAATCCAAACACAAACAATCGTGTAAATTTCTTTGCGTGCCGAGCAGAGGATTTGAAGTTTCCTGACTATATACCAACGCTGAGGAAAAGTGAAGACACTTATATGTACGCACAATCTTCTACTGTATCTTGGCTAAGGTTTCCGGCGCAATGTGGTCTTGCTGTAATTCTGCAACCTATAGCAAGAAGCAATCATGATATATCTGTCATTGGTAGAATCACCATTGTTCCCGATGACAATCCGGCACTAATGCAACAATATCTTGACGCTGGATATAAACTAGCGTACAAACTTCGTACTAAATCTATTCTTTATTTCCATCAAGCAAAGGAGCAATTAAAATGAGCCGCATTAAATTCCACCACGTTCGTGCGTATTCGCACGACGGTAAAATCCTTGGTAACGGCGGTGGCACGGTAGCCTTTGAAGTAGACGATGCCGGTTTTGTTCTCCGCACCGCAGCATCAATGTGCCACCCTCGTGATAACTTCTCGCGGTATCTTGGCCGGGTAAAAGCTGCCGGTAGGCTTAACAGTGCTAAGTTTTGTGTTGAATATGATGAATCTATCCATGAAAAAGAGTTTATCCAAAAGTTGCGAGCGCAAGGCATCGCTTGCTTCCAAGCAAGCGTCTAAATCCAATCACCCCAATCATCACATAGGGTGTGTCATTGTTAAAAGCGGAAGGATAGTGTCAAGTGGATATAATTCTGTGGGGTGCCATAACAGCAGTAGTTATCGGAAGTGTAATAATAGCGTACATGCTGAACAACATGCAATTCAACGCCTTTTAGTCAAACCTGATCTTCTTTTTGGTGCTTCCCTTTACGTTTCTCGCGTGGCTAATTCTGGTCGTTTACTTCTTGCGCGTCCTTGTTCGTTTTGTATGAATCTTATACGGGCTGTAGGGATTAAACGTATCTATTACTCTGACTCAACAGGGTCTATCACAATGGAAAAGGTGACTTAAATGTATTTATTTGTATATGATACTGACACTCCAGTAGAATCAATTAGTGAACATCACATTGCTTCTTTATCAGAAAACTTAGAGGACGGATGGACAGAAGCTCTAGAAAATACAGGAGATACTAATATAGATATGTTTACTATATTTGAAATTCCTATAATTACTAAAATTGAAGTAGAATTAAAAATTGTCTCCAAAGCAATTCCCACAAAAAGGAAAGGAAAATGATTAAGCAAGACATTAAAATTCATAAAGAATCCTACGCTATGCAGAGTTCTTCTTCTTCTTCTTTCCTTAGTACAAAACTTCCCACTTGTCTCAAAGATTCTAAAGCAGCTAGAGTAGCAAATGGCTCACGAATGCCCACAGAAGAGCAATATAATGCTGCATTGGAAGTGTGGAAAACAAAACACATTACTGCGGTGGGGCAGAAAATATATATTACTTATGGCCCACATTCTGGTGTTCAAGAACGTATTTTTGCCGGCATCCTTCCACGAGAAAAAGCCCACTTTCAGAATTATGGGCACGGACCAGAAACACAAATTATTGAAATCTGGGCACCAATGACGGATTATTTTTCTCGTGTGTGTCCTACACAATGTTCTTCTCTAAATAAAGGATAATTAAATGACTACTCTCATTAAGCACGCTGGTCCGTACATTGTTGATGTTTTTTACGGCGCAGAGGGTTGGGAAGATTGGGCACGGTTTCGTATCCAAGACAATCGTCTCCACGTTGTTACTTGCCCTAAGCAACTACCACCGCACGTAATGAACGAATTGCGCAGTAAGCTCATCAAACCTAAGTATCTTCGTCGGAGTAAGCAAGCATGACTAAACACAAACATTATGATGTAATTGTTGCTTGGGCAAACGGCGCTCAAATTCAAGTCCATGTTAATGGAGATTTATGGAAGGATTGTGATAAAATTCCGGGATGGTTTGAATGGTGTGATTATCGAGTAAAACCACAAAAAACAATCCAGATGCGCCTTTTTATAACAAAAGATAGGGCTGTTCGTGTATGGACAAGTGATTGGGAAAGAGACCAAAGTGGAGTAACACATGAAGCTTCCTTTAGTAAATGGCTCGGTCCCGTGGAAGAAAGGACGTTTGATGTTTAATCGAGTATTTGTAGAATCTGAAGGTAACAACGAGTTTTACCAATCTCTTGGTAAGCAAGTAATCACAGTAAGCGAGGTGCCCAGTGACTTGGAAGCTAGTGATCTTGTTGTTCTATCTGGTGGCTCTGACATTAATCCTCTTCTTTATGGTGAAGAGCCTCATCCCCTTACTCAAACAAAAGCCCCTGTTTTGGGACATCGGGACAGATTGTGTGTGGATTTGTATACCCGCGCTACTGTGGTTGGCAGCCGCGTACTTGGTATCTGCCGAGGTCATCAACATATTGCAGCAATGAAAGGCATCAAACTTATCCAGCACCTAGCACCCGCTGAACACGGCCGTCGTAAAGTTCCATTTGAAGGTAGGTTCTGGGCATCTGTGCCTAAGTGCCACCATCAAGCAGTGCCAATTACCAAGCAACTGCGCATCCTTGCACACACTGATCGTGACGATGGACTATCATTCATCGAAGCGTTTGATTGTGACAATGGGCGAGTTCTTGGTGTCCAAGGTCATCCGGAATGGTGCAGTCCTGAGGAACCGTTTCCGTCGTGGGTTCGTCGGCGTCTTTGGGAGAATCTAAATGTGGCCGTTTAAAAAAGCTGAAATTAGTTATTACCGTGTCAAAAAGCTAGGCACAAAGTATTACATTGAAAGAAAGTTTCCAAACTCTTATTTTTGGACTACTCTTCATTATTGGAAATATTGTGACGAGTTTGTATGGTATGTTGAAATATCTAAATCAGCAGAATGGTATGCTAAATCTCTTAAAGAAGCCCGCGATAAAATTTCAGAGTTTGTTCCTGAATATTTTGAGCCGTTTGAACGCGATTACGATTACTAAGGAGTAAAGTTACATGAATGTAACCATTGGTGCTGATCCCGAGTTGTTCATGATCAACAAAGCTGGTGTTCTCATCAGCAGTATTGACAAATTCGGAGGTAGTAAAGAATGTCCCCGGCCTCTGGGGATTGGTGACGGCTTTTCTGTCCTTGAAGATAACGTGATGGTAGAATTTAACATTCCACCTGCTAATAGCGACCGTGAGTTTGTGCAACACATTCAGCGCAGCATGGGTGCCATTGAAACCGAAGTTAAAGCAATGGGGTTTGATATTTCTACCCTTGCTTCTGGTCGTTTTAGCCCGGAGGAACTTGCAACGTGGCAAGCGTGGGTGTTTGGTTGTGAACCTGATTACAATGCGTACAGCGGGCTTAAAAACCCTAAGCCAGACACATCCTCTGACCCAGAGTTTCGTTCGTGCGGCGGCCACGTGCACATTGGTTGTGGCTCACTATCTTTTGACGAGATTTGTAAAGCTGCTGCGTTTTGTGATCTTCATCTTGGTGTGCCCAGTGTGTCTCTTGATACTGATAAAGAGCGTAAAAAGTTGTACGGCAAAGCAGGCGCGTTTCGAGTCAAGCCATACGGATTTGAGTATCGTACCCTGTCAAACTTTTGGATTTTCAATCCTCAACTAATCAAATGGGTCTATCACGCAACACAACGGGCAATCGAGCACTATCGTTCTGGGTTCAATCTTGAACCGTTTTACCACGACATTCAAAACGCAATCAACAACAACGATCTTGAGCTTCAAAAGAAGCTTGTTCAACACTTTAATCTGGTGGTGTAACTATGACAAATATCTCAGAAATGGTTGGAAAAACCTTTCAAAAAGTTTTACAGCGTGATATCTATGAAGATGAATTAGTTTTTGAAAATGAGAATGAGAAGTTTATTTTCTATCATGATCAAACTTGCTGTGAAAGTGTTGATATTGAAGACATCACAGGAGATTTATCTGATTTAGAAAACACTCCTATTCTTGTTGCTGAAGAACGCAGTGGAGAAAGTGGTGATGTAGAGAATGGCTATGACGTTTATGAGTGGACTTTTTATGAATTTCGCACCATTAAAGGCTCAGTAACAGTACGCTGGTACGGTACTTCTAACGGATATTATTCCACTTCAGTAGATTTGAGAAAAGAGGTAAAATAAATGGCCGAACCTCGTCACATTGGCTACTTTGACCAAGCAGTAATTGAGTCAGAGTTTCGCCAAAAATTCAACAATTGCTTTGTTCAGCTAAAAACTGACTACTATCCGCTACAATTTTGGCACATTGAAAGTAATGCGGATGCTTCTGAAGTAAATTTTAGTAACGCCCACGAAGAAGTGATTAATATTGAAAGTGGTTATATTACTTCTAATCTGGAGATTCAAGTAGTTTTTCCAGAAGAAGGGTGGTACATTCACAAAGATCGTAAAATACCCATACTAATTACTCGACATCCGAGCAAACAATGGCGACGCGCTCCAAATAAAGACAACATGTTTGTGAGGGCTATGACAACGGAGGGGTTAACACATTTTGGACTAACGATTGAAAGCCTAAACTCCACACTTGATCCTTTGAATGAAGTTCCCAGACATCAAATTATTGCACGTAAGTTTCTTCTTCGCCGATATAGGGACACAGATTGGTCAATTCTATGGTATTTTGATGCAGAAATTGGGTTTTATAATCACACAGAAGACAAATACTATATGACACATCATTGGTATCGTCTTCCTAGTTATGTGTCAAATCGAGTAGTGTACTGTAAGTATTTTTCACTTAAGGTGTAATCTATGTTAACTTTTAATCACCCACTACCAGCGTCTCAAATTCCTGAACGAAAACAATCTAGTCTCATTGGGATTGAAGTTGAAGTTGAAAATTGTTCTCAGATGATTCAGCATGAGCTTTGGGGAAGTGTTGCAGATTCTTCTTTAAAGCTAAACGGTATTGAATATGTATCAAAGGTACTTACAAAACAAGAGGTGCCTATTGCACTAGAGAGTCTATACAAAAATGTTAAAGCATTAAATTATAAAACCGCTTTATTTAGCCCTCGCACAAGTATTCATATTCATTCTGATGCTAGATGGATGTCTGGTGCGGCAGATTTAATCCCACTAATCTTTTTCTACCTTCTAGTAGAAGATCTTATGTACGCTTTTGTTGAACCTCATCGGCGTAAAAATATCTTTTGTGTTAAAACAAAAGAAACACATTATCTTCGCCCTATGTTTGTTCAACAAAGTATAGATACTATTCATCTATTTAAGTATGCCGGCTTTAATCTTCGCTCTCTTGGCGAACACGGTACCGTAGAGTTTCGCATGCTTGAAGGTACTTATGATCTAGATAAGATAAATACGTGGGTTAATTTTATTCACACAATTCAAGATTACGCAAAATCCTCTTCATTAGGGATGGAATTTCGCCGAGAAGTTAAAAATCCTGATCGTGCCCGAGATTTAATTTTTCAACAATTTTCCCATTTCTTTTCAGACGCGCAAATTGAAAACTCAATCCAAGCCGGACTATCATATTTTCGGTATCTTGTTTGTGAGCCGATTCCTTTAGCAATTAAAAACCACATGACTTCTCCTGATTTTCTTAAATCTAAATTTTACATTAAAAACTTTGTTCGTCTCGATAAATAAAGGAATTACTTATGTGTGGAATCGTCGGTATTATCAGCTTTAACAAAAATCAATTTTACAGCCCACAACAAAAAGTATTTAAAAATCTTCTTTATCTTGACGCGTTTCGTGGTGAAGACGGCACCGGCGTTTTTGGTGTAAATAAGCACGGTAATGTAGAATCCCTAAAATCTAAAGATCCTAGTGGTATGTTTGTGTATTCCCCTGAGTATAAAACGTTTGAAGGGGGAATGATGAACAATTACAATATTGTAGTTGGGCATAATCGTAAGGCCACTGTAGGTGCCATTAAAGACGAAACAGCACATCCCTTTATTTCCGGTAATGTGATTATGGTGCATAACGGTAAAATGGTGGGGCACCTCTCTCATTATCAAACAGAAGTAGATTCTGAGGCTCTTTGTAAATATCTAGAAGCTAATGAAGATAATCTTTTAGAAGCTTTATCCAAACTCGAAGGTGCTTTTTCTGTTGTGTGGTACAATGCCCAATCTCAGAAACTACGTTTCTGGCGTAACACTGATCGCCCTATGTGGCACGCTGCCGTGGGCAACTATTTATATTTCAGTAGTGAACGGTCTATCCTAATGGCAGCCCTAATTCGTGCTAATGTATCCTTTAAAGATGACGATTTTTACGAACAAGTAGCAAATCAAATGTTCACTATAGAAATGACAAAGTCAAAACTAGGGTGGATTAGTGAAATTGTTCCAGAAGCTCCTAAAAAGAAGTATCCTAAAAGTCAACACTATTGGGGATACTATGGAGCGATTTGGCAAAGCAATTTTGAAGATGACTCGTGCAATGATGACTCAACCGACATCACCCCCCCAGTCGTTTCCTTTCCCATCACGAAAGTCAAGAAAACGTCAAAAAAAACTACAAGCGGTAATGACTTCCAAGAAACCCTTATGCAACTTCAAGGTAAAGTAGGTAAACAGTTAATATTTCGATTGGTGGATTATGTACAAGACACAAAAGGCTCTTCAGACAATTATATTGAAGGGTACTATAGTGATATTGTATCTGCTAGTGCCATCAATGTGCCTCAACAATTTTTAGAAGAAGTAGAAACATGGCCCCACAGTGAGAAATATTTTCGAGCCAAGGTAGAGAAAATTAAGACTAGTGCCGGAGGTAAAACCTTTGAGCTAGAACTTAATTCTCAAGTGGAACTTATAAAAATGTTTCGAGACGCAGAAAATAAATGGATTTCCTATGATGTGATTACAGATATTGGAGGAGAAGACTTCATTTTTTGTGGGGAAGAAAATTGTTGGTCAAACATTCTTCCAGAAGATTATGAATTTATGCGTCTTAATTATACAACTAACGTATCTGGTATAGTAATGTCACATCAAATTACTTGCAAAGATTGCCTAGAAGTAGAAACAAAAAAAGGTTCAGTAACTGCTCTAACCTTAACTAAGGAAAAGGTGGTACATTGATACACTTATTTAAAACTCGGCCATCCGCAACTGCGATTGCACTTGTCAAAGCTAACGCAATTCGTCGGTTCAAGCCCGGAGTAAAACCTAAAGTACTACTTAACTATGGTTCTACTAAGCCACTGCCTAACTTTACAGGACGGTACCTTAACACGCCACAAGCAGTAAATAATGCTTCGTGTAAGATTCGTACGTTTGAACTTCTTACTGCAGCTAATGTCCCAACAGTTCCTTGGACTACTAATCGTGATGAAGCTCTTAAGTGGATTACAGAGAATAAAGCAATGGTGGTGGCGCGAACTCTCACGCGTGCATCCGAAGGCCGCGGGGCCATCTTTGTCAGTGATGGTGATAGCTTACCTAATGCTCCTCTATATACTCGCTACGTAAAGAAACAAGCAGAGTACCGGGTAAATGTAGCGTTCGGGTCGATCATTAACATTCGCCAGAAACGACGTCGTACTGACTTTGAAGGAGAAGTAAATAATCTTTGTCGGAGTCATGATAATGGATGGGTATTCTGTTCTGAGGGAGTTGATAAAACAAATTCGCAGCTCCAAGCTTTGGGACTCAGAAGTATTGCTGCTCTTGGGCTTGATTTTGGGGCTGTTGATATTATTTACAATCTTCACTATAATGCCTATTACGTACTAGAAGTAAATTCTGCCCCCGGCATGGAAGGTGAAACTCTAACTAACTTTATTGAGGCTCTTAAAAATGTTTAAAAAAGTAACTCGACAATCTGCCACCTACATCAATCGTCTCCCATCTTTTCCAGATTATGCGGAAGAGGGACAAGATCTTCCAATTAAATTTCAATTTTTTCTTACCCTTCCAGAAAGACAATATTATCTTCTTCACGGGCCGGTACAATGCCGGGATTTTCTAGGTGATGTGGTATGTTCACAACATTTTCAAAATCGTTCTTCTATTTGGGGGTTTGAAGTAGACTTTGAAAAATGGAGCACAGAGGTTCTACAAAAACATGAAGAATGGTGGCATAAAGGACTTAAGATTACGTTTCCTTCAGTAGCACACAAGAAAAACTTTTGTACTAATTTCGAAAGCGTCAGCACTTGTTTTGGCTTTAGTAGCGTGGGTTTTCGTGGTAATGATTACCTCAATGGAAGAGTAACAGAACTCCACTTAAATGTCCCTCTGCATATCAATCCTGTAGGACTATCATGGCTGACATTTTTAGTTAAGATTGCTTCTCATGATATTCAAAATCATGAAGAATTAGTAAAGGCTTTACAAGAATCCTCTCCAACAGAATTTGTTAAGCAGTTTACAAGCATCTACTCAGGTAAAGATTCTGGCTATTTCTCTAGAGTAGAACTTGAAACATTTACATGGTGCCACCTTATTTGTGAGTTAGCAATGACATCTATGTCGTTTGCTTATCTTAATGATTACGCCAACAATATTAGGTTTTTACATAATAACTCAGGATTCTTTTCCCAGTTTCGTAAAGAACACACAGGAATGTTTGCAAACCTAGTAGGTACCCTAATTAATGATCTAGAAGAACCTGTACCATTTGAATATACCCCTCTTACTGATAAACAGCGTAGTGATCTTCTTTCTGGAGTAGATATTGCCTTTTCATTTAAAGGTAAAGCGGGAATTATAAAAGATAATAAAGCATCTCATTTTACCTATTCAACAAAAGCAAAGCCTACACCAAAAGCTAAGTCTGCTAATCAGTGGCTAAATGTACAGGTCGCAGCCGACGCTGGTAGCATTCCGGGAAGCATTAACCCAAATCCTTGGCAGGGCGTCTTTACACTTCCCCCTGTAGATGATACTCCAGAAGAAGACTCTATTGCAGCAGCCTCTTTTGCATGGACAACTTCACCTACACCACATGAGCTATAAAAAATGAGATGCAAATGTTGCAATAAAATCCTGTCAGATGCTGATACTCGTCGAAAGAATCGCTTCGGTGAGTACGAAGATATGTGTATTGGGTGTCTTAAGTTGTCATATATTCCACTAGAGGAAGAGGAGCAAGATGATGAAGAAGATGATTACCCTGATGTTGATTGGAACAATCGAACTGATGATTAGTGGATGCACTGGTCCTTCATACACAATACACAAAAAAGGCTCCAAAGAACATCATGAGTATTGTCCGGGAGATGTTCTAGTGTTCATTGATAAGTATGGTACACAACACATTTGTGAGGCAGTATGAAGATTAAGACGAGTGGATTGTTCGGATCAGCGCTGGACTGGGCTGTGACGTGGGCACAGCACCCGTCCGGCCCGACAGGCGAAGGATGGTACGAGAGGGACGCGGACGGGAAGCTGTTCGATCCGCTCAACGAGTGCACGGTGTCCCCCTCCACCATCTGGGAGCAAGGCGGGCCGATTATCGAGCGGGAGTGCATCGAAATCATCAGGGGCAACCCGCTGTACTTCCCGAAAGGCAACGAGAACGGGGACTTCTACGAGCCGTTGTGGATCGCCGGCAAGCAGCACGGGCAGACACCACTGATCGCCGCCATGCGCTGCTACGTGGCGTCCAAGCTGGGTGACGAGGTGGACGTTCCTGAAACACTTCTATGAGCACGTGGGTTTCTAACGGCCCGTGTCCGTCTTGTGGGTCTAAAGATAACCTAGCGACCTACGATGATGGGCACCAATGGTGTTGGGGTTGTGGCTACCACGTTAGTGGTGACCGAATGTATGCTGTCAGAAGCCTCTTACAGCCCGTACAGGACGTTAAAACCAACTCGGTAGTGCTACCCCACGATGTAGATACAAATTATTCAACAGATGCCTTAAAATGGATAGCTAAATATGACCTCAATAGATCCGACCTCCTTGCAAATCGAGTGCTTTGGTCCGATGACCGCCAACTACTTATCTTCTCTCTTACAGACGGTGAAGGCAGACTTGTCGCTTGGCAGGGACGTAACTTTGGTGAGAAGTATCGAACAAAGTGGTTCGGGAGAGGTAACCTTGAAGATACTTTTATATTTTTCCCCAGAAACACAAAAAGAATTACTCGAATTATTTTCGTTGAAGACATCATATCTGCCATTAGAATTGGAAAAGCACTAACAAGTGAAGGTCTATCAGATGTTGCAATGCCTGTGTTTGGCTCACACGTATCAAGAAAAAGATTGAGCAGGTGTTCTTTATTCACCAATTCTGTAACATTCTGGCTAGATAGGGACAAAGCATCAGAATCAATTAAATTTCAGCGCTCGGCACATTCTTTAGGATTTACGTCTTCTGTAGTAATTACAGAAAAAGACCCTAAAGAATATACACAAAATGAAATTGTATGTTATTTTTCATAAATGATTTGGAGTATCTGCAAATGTACGACATTAAAGTAGGTGATAAAGTTAAGTGGGTAAAGTTTACAGGAGGAGACAGTTATAAACAAGGATACTTAGAATCCATAGGTAAAGTTTTAACTGTCCTTGCTAAGCATAATTCAGAATTTGTTATTGTTTCTTCGCCTTCTGATGCTTTAATTGGAAATGCAATGGCGCGGATGAAAGATCTGGTTAAAGTTACAACTACACCTGAAAAAGTAAAGTTTTCTGGGTTTTGTTCAGATATTCGATTAGTTTCTCAAGAACTTGCTTTTCTATTTGAAGATTTAGAGAGAACCATTCTTCAAGATGCTTTAACTACAGAATATTTTATAAACTTTAAGGCATCTATCAAACCATTTGTCTCTCCACTAAGTAAACAAGATGATGAAGAATCTGATTATATTCTCCACCATGTCAAAGAAATGCTTCTTGTGGCATCTAAATATGTAATTCAAGATGTGCACGAAAACAAAATCAAAATGAAAACTCTTAAAAAAGAAATGCCACACTCCACGGTTCCTTTCTAATTGAAACGAATTGAATTTACCCCTAAAGGCAGCATGTGCATGGTGTGCAAGCGTAAGCACCTTGTGTGTGCTGACCTTCCTTTTCACAAGTTTCCTATCATTGAAGCTACTCCAGATGGGATTAAGATTGTGAAGTGTGTGAGATTTGAACGAGATGAACCAAGATGGAAAGGTGTCCCTTCTTGACAAGGAATATTGATGCTTAATTTAGCAAAACCAGAATATAAAATTGTAAAAGACATTTATGCTGGATATGAAGTACAAATTCGTCGGTGGTGGCATTGGCCCTTTTGGCTGCAAATCAGAATAAACACACACCCAAACATAGAATCCGCAAGAAAATTTGCTATTCAGCACGCATCCACTTCGATATACCTTGGTCGGTTGTAATTGCCTCTTGACAAGCTCTGAAAACTGTGGTATACTCTTATATATTATTAGAAAGGATATAATATATATATAAATATATTAAAACATCTACTAATTAAGAATAATTACAATAAATATATACAATATATTAATTTAAAAGATGAAGATAAATTAATAAAGCTTATATTTGAACAACTAGAAATACTACACTCTAAATTTGACAAAGATTTGTCTCTTGAAGAGTTACAACTAAGTGTGGAGACTTCATATGGTCTTACGACCGAAGACAGAATCTTGCTTTCTAACACGTTCAAACAAGTCCGTGACTCAGCAGTTGGAGAAGATGTTCTCGGAGATACCTTTCGAGTTATCCGAGAACGACAGCTTGCATCTGAACTTGCTCTTGCAAGTCTCAGCGTGGCTGAAGGACGTTCCGGTAAAGAACGTCTCTTTGAGCTTCTCGCACAATTCACCGACGACAGCACAAATACTGCTTCAAATGCCGAAGCCTTCGTCACAGACGACCTTGAGACGCTCTACAACGAGACGTGGGCCAGTCCGGGACTCAGGTGGAGGCTAAACTCTCTTAACAAGCGCCTAGGCTCTCTCCGCAAAGGTGACTTTGGTTTTCTATTTGCCCGGCCAGAGACAGGCAAGACTACGTTTCTTGCTTCTGAGATTTCGTACATGGCTTCTCAATTGTCTCCTGAATCTGGACCAGTTCTTTGGTTTAATAACGAAGAACAAGGCAAGAAAGTTAAAATCCGTGTGTTCCAAGCAGCACTCGGATATGATTTACCTTCTCTTATGAGTAACCGAGTAGGAAACACTCAACAATATCGAGATATTACTTATGGAAAGATTTCCATCGTTGACCGAGCCGAAATACACAAAAACCGCGTTGAACAGATGTGCAAAGAGCTTAGACCTTCTCTACTCATATTTGATCAAATCGACAAGATTAAAGGCTTTAACGCCGACCGCGAGGATTTACGTCTTGGAGCTATATATATTTGGGCTAGAGAGCTTGCAAAAAATTATTGCCCAACAATTGGAGTCTGTCAGGCAGATGGCACAGCAGAAGGAGTCAAGTGGCTGACAATGGATCACGTATCTAACGCCAAGACTAGTAAGCAAGCCGAAGCAGATTTCATTATTGGTATTGGTTGTATTCATGATCCGGCATTTGAACTTGTTCGGTTTATCAACATTTCCAAGAACAAACTCCAAGGTGATGAAGATACTGATCCAAAGCTACGTCACGGAAGATTTGAATGCTTGATTCGCCCAGAGATTGCACGATATGAAGACTACAAATGAGTAAAACATTTTTAATTGCAGATACCCATTGGGGACACAAAAATATTTTAACTTTTAAAAACAGTGATGGCTCTTTTTTGCGTCCCGGATTTTCATGTATTGAAGAGCATGATGAAATGTTGGTCCAGAATTGGAACAATCTAGTAAAACCCGGAGATAAAATTTACCATTTGGGGGATGTAGGATTTTTTGGGCCGACACAAGCAAGGCACGTTTTAAGTCGACTTAACGGAACAAAAGTCTTAATTAAAGGAAATCATGATAATTTAAAATTATCTCTTTATCAAGAGTTTTTTAAAGATGTCCGTGCTTATCATATATTAGACAAATTTGTGTTAAGTCATATTCCAATTCACACACAATCTGTTGCTCGATGGAAAGCAAACATTCACGGACATTTACATGGAAATACGTTAGACTCTCCACTATATATTAATGTTTCCTGTGAGCAAATTAATTTTACTCCTATAGATTTTCAAGAAATTCAAGACAAATATAAATAAAAATGGAACATTTAATATTCGATGTCGAAAGCACCATACAGGCGTCCGGTAACCCTTACTCAAAGTATACTTCTCTTGTTCTTTGCGGTTTTAAGTCTTCTCGTCATGGCTATATTAGCATGTATCGAGATTTTGATAAAAGCCGTATCGTGGATCTTTTCGCGGAACACGACTTGATTGTTGGGTTCAACCTAAAGTTTGACCTTGGGTGGTTGCTACATATTGACATCCCTCCGGAGACGTGGTATAATAAACGTCTTTGGGATGTACAGTTGTATCATTTTCTCAACACCAATCAGAAAGTACCTTACCCCAGTCTTAACGGAGTAGCGTACTACTACGGTGCTGATCAGAAGTTTGACTTCATTAAAGAGAACTACTGGAACAACGGAATTGACACTTGGGACATTCCACAAGATGAACTAATCTCTTACAACAACCAAGACCTTGACGTAACAGAGCAGTGCTTTCTTCGACAGTTTGACGAGCGAATGGGAGATAACAAAAAGTTTACCCTGTTCCGAGTTCAACAAGAAGATCAGAAAGCACTTCTTGAAATGGAGTACAACGGCATGCTTCTTGATGTAGAAGCGTGTAGTAAAGCAGATGAAGAAACACGCGCCAAGATCAACGACAAAGAAAAACAGATCAAGCAACTGTTTCCTCAATTTGCCGATGTGCCTATTAACCTCAACTCCAACGATCACAAATCAGTGATGCTGTATGGTGGGACTATCACAGAAACAGTGCCGGTTCCCATTGGAGTTTTTAAGACTGGAGCACGCGCTGGACAAACCAAATACAAACAAACAGAGTTTCGGCATGAGTTACCTCGACTGGTTGATCCTCTACCAAAAAGTGAGCTCGCTAAGCAAGGGTACTACGCAACCAATGACAAAGCTCTAAAGTCTCTACGGTGCCGAGGCCCGGTCAAGAAACTAATTACCTTGCTTCTTGAACGACAAAAACTAGAAAAGCTCTCTGGCACTTACTTTAAAGGGTGGCCTAACAAACTAGAAGAGTACGGATGGGAACACGACTTGATTCACTCAAGCCTCAACCAGTGCAAAGTAGCTACAGGCCGCCTATCTTCTGATAAACCTAACCAACAGAACGTGCCTCCTGAAATGAAGCACTGCTTTATCACGAGATTCAAATGTTAGTAAATGTTGACGTAAAGGCGCTCGAATGGGTGACAGGTACATGGCTTTCTAACGATAAAACCGCTTATGAGGAAATTTGGAATGGCGCAGATCAGCACACAGACAACCAAGCAAAGTTTGGACTTCCATCAAGACTTATTGCAAAAATCTTTGTGTTTAGGCTTATTTACGGGGGTTCAGCTTATGCGTATGCAAACGACCCTGATTTTGAATCTGTCCGAGGTTCTCAACAGTTTTGGCAAAATGCCATCGATGCTTTCTATGAAAAATACCAAGGATGGGCAAAGTGGCACCACACAATCTTCAAAGCAGTAGTAGAATCCGGCAAGCTGTGTATGCCAACTGGGCGGGTGTTTGAATTTGAGAAAAACCTCAAGGGAGACTGGCCCCGTACTGAAATCCTCAACTATCCAGTTCAAGGTACTGGTGCTGACTTGGTATCAATCGCTAGGCAACTGGCTTGGAGATCTATCAGAGAAGCTAGGCTTCGAGCTATTCCTGTTAGCACTGTACATGATTCTATTGTGTACGATGCTCCTGACAGCGAAGCTCACCTAGTAGGACGCCTTATACTAGAAGCTATCCAAGCAACACCAAAAAGATTTTCAACCCTATTCGACGCAGAGTTTGATCTCCCCTTGACAGGGGAAGTAACAATAGGGTATAATTATAAAGACATGAAAGACATTACAAAGGAACTATATGCTAATTAAAATTATCTCAATTGAAGCAGACTACGCTGTAGCCAAGAACGGTAACCCGTACAAAGTAGTTACTGCTGTGTACAAAAACCGTGACGGTAAAGTGGAAAGCAAAAAGCTGATGCCGTTTGGAGACACCAAAAAGACAGCCGAGATTCTCAGTGAAGCAACTCCCGGTCAAGTCTACGAAGTAGATACAAAGAAGAATGATGCAGGTTATTGGGATTGGCTTAATCCTCGTCTGAGTTCTGAAGATGTTAGTTCAGGTAGTGCAGCCACTCCGGCTCCAAGCCGCGGAAATAGTTCTCCCGAGCCAAGTCGTTTTGAGAGTGCTGAAGAGCGTGCTAAAAAGCAAGTGTACATTGTACGGCAAAGCTCTCTGTCTAACGCCGTAGAGACGCTGGCAGTAGGCTCCAAAGCTGCTCTTGATCCTAAGAAAGTAATTGAAGTTGCTCGGCTGTACGAAGCGTACGTGTTTGACACAGCTATTGAAGAACCAGCACAAGCAACTAAAGCGTCAGAATTTACTGACGACGATATCGCTTTTTAAGTAACGCGGTCACGAATGTTCCAAGGCAGGCGAGTTAGACTCCAAATCTGACTGGGGGAGTTCGATTCTCTCCGTGACCGCCAAGGATTATCATGGAAATATTTGTTTTTGGATCAAATTTAATGGGAATTCATGGCGCAGGCGCAGCTAAACATGCTGCAAAACATTACGGAGCTAAGCCCGGACATGGCGCTGGACGTACAGGAAATGCTTATGCTATTCCAACTAAACGCCATCCGTATGAAACATTATCACTAGATCAAATTAATGCGTTTGTAAAGCAGTTTATTTCGTATGCAAAAGGGCATCCTGAACTAGATTTTTTAGTCACTCCAATTGGAACAGGTCTAGCTGGATATAAATTAGAAGATATAGAACCAATGTTTCAAGATGCTCCTCCTAATTGCAAAAAAATTTGGAAACATGAAAAATGAAGATTACTGATGAATATGTAGAATTTATTACTACAACCGGAATAAAAACTAGAATTTATAAGAAAGACAATCCAAGTTTATATTTTTGTATGGGTATAAATTCTGATGATGGTGTTCCTTTTGGTTCAAATCAAAAATATATCCAAGAAGATTATTCAGTATATCAAGAAGATTACTAATGAAAACTTTTAATGATTGGTCTTGTTTAGGATTTAAAATTAAAAAAGGAAGTAAAGCTCATTGGATAGATGGCATCCCTATGTTTGATAAAACTCAAGTTACTAAAGTAACATATCCAAAAGAAAAGGGAAGTTACAAAACTTGTTCTCCATATGATGCCCCATCATATTTATGGGAATCAATCAATGGAAATGATTTTGATGATTATATAGATCTATGAAAACAGCACCAATAACAGTTGAATATCTTGACCACATGGGAACAGATTTAGATGTTTGTAATGCTGCCCGAGTGTCGTTTGCTAAAGAAAGTCAATGGGATTACACTAACTCTCGTTGTGTAGATGAAAATTTTAATCCTATTCCAGAGCACAGTGAAAAAGCTCTTTCTGAGCAAGATCAGAAACTAATCAAGTACCTTGCCGAGCACAATCACTGGAGTCCGTTCTCACACTGCTACCTTAAGTTCCGAATCAAAGCACCTATCTTTGTAGCTCGACAACTGCAAAAACACACAGTAGGACTTGCGTGGAACGAAATAAGCCGTCGGTACGTAGATTCTGAACCTGAGTTTTATTTTCCGGATACTTGGAGAGCTAAAGCAGAGAATGTAAAACAAGGAAGTTCTCACACTCCTGTGCAACTAGATGATAACGATCCACTGTATATAGAGCAAACTATTACAGCAAATTTAAATCTGTACAACTATCTTCTTGATATGGGTACGTGTGCTGAACAAGCTCGTATGGTTCTTCCACAAAACACCATCACTGAGTGGATTTGGAGCGGTTCCCTTGCTGCATTTGCTCGTGTAGTCAAGCTGCGTACTGATCCTCACAGCCAGTACGAAACCAGTCTTGTTGCCCACGGAATCAAGTACAGTCTTGTGAATCATTTTCCTTATTCAACGGAGGCACTATTAAAATAATTCCTCAATTTTATTTAGGGCCAATACAATGGCAACTTTTATATGAAGAAGATGGCCAAAACTTTTTAGGAAGAACATCAAAAGATTTTAGTAAAATTTATTTAAACTCTAGTTATCCTAAGCCCACACAGGAACTTACCTTTTGTCATGAATTGGTTCATGCAATTTTATTTTCTATGGGAAAAAAATCAGAAGACCATAATGAAGAGTTTGTGGAAGGGTTTGCTCACTATCTATACCAGTACCTAAAACAATATGAAAGCCCTAATTGACGCTGATACGCTGTGCTACGCTGCTGCTGTAGTGTGTGAAGAAGAAAGTCAAACATCGGCACTAGACACAGTATATTCTTCTGTTACAGAACTATTGCTTGATCTTCCAACTTGTGATATAATTAAGTTCTATATCACAGGGCAGAGTAACTTTCGTAAAGATCGCTATGACTGGTACAAAGCAAACCGAAAAGATACACCCCGCCCTAAACACCTGACTGCTTGTAAAAGATTTCTTGAGAAAGAGTTTCAAGCCACTTGGTCCCACAACCAAGAAGCCGATGACGATATCGGAATTGAAGTATTCCGTGAGCCTGATGTTCCGTGCGTCATTGCTCACGTTGATAAAGACCTTGATCAGTTTCCGGGAACGCACTACAACTTTCGTAAGAAACTATTTTATGAAGTAAGTGAAGACCAAGCTAAAAAGTGGTTTGTTCATCAACTAGTTCTTGGAGATCGATCAGATAATGTAACAGGATTTGACGGAATTATTCGTAACGATTACGTCAAGAAGCACTTGTACATTAAAGAAACTATTGAACAGGAGGATGACTGGATGGAAAACCTGCGCTTTGTGTGGGATCTATACAACCACCACGATCGAGCTGACATGTTTCACGATAATGCAGACTGCCTCTGGCTCCTCAAAGAACCAGATAAGAATTGGAAATCTCTTGAGATCCAAATTTGAAGAGCAAGTATCAAAAAAGTATCCGGAGTTAGGATACGAACAAGACAAGCTCAGTTACACCGTACCTGCCAAGAAACGCACATACAACCCAGACTGGACTGTACGTCCCGGAGTGTTTATTGAAACTAAAGGCAAGCTTGATCGAGAAACAACAGAAAAAATGATTCTCGTTAAAAAGCAAAACCCCGACGCAACTATATACATCCTCTTTCAACGAGGCAGTAACAAGATTCGACGGGGTTCAAAAATGACGTACTTAGACTGGGCTGAAAAAAACGGGTTTGAAGCAGCGTGCTGGCAAGAGACTCGTGGAGAAATCCCCCCACATTGGTTGGAGAATAATAATAATGACGACTAAAACTGTATTTGTTGTACTAGAACGCACCCCACTGTTCTTTCTTGAAGAAGAAATGCAAAATCTCACTGACGGAGAAGTAGAAATCAGCCAAGAATTTTACGAGGCATATCTTCAGATTGAGAACGATTTCCGAGTACTACAAGAAGCTTTGTTCAACATGTATCTAGAGACACAACGAGCCGCACAAGATGCTAATCCGCTTGTACCCGAAGATGATGATGAAGATCTACTTAACCCTGTGCACGATTCCCGGACACTTCAGTGAAACATTTCCTGCTTCCTGATTGTCAGGTAAAGCCCGGAGTACCTCTTGACCATCTTACTTGGGCCGGGAGGTACGTTGCCGAGAAAAAGCCTGATGTTATTGTGTGTATTGGAGACTTCGCTGACATGGAGTCTCTTTCTTCGTACGACGTAGGTAAGAAAAGCTTTGAAGGTCGATCATACAAAGCAGACATTGATGTAGCTCACAAAGCTATGAAAATGTTTCTTGATCCTATCATTGAGCTTCAACAACAACAACGTCGTAACAAAGAAAAGATTTACAAACCACGCCTTGTTCTTACTTTAGGAAACCATGAACAACGTATTCCACGTGCTATCGACGCTGATCGCAAACTCGATGGACTCATTTCTATTAAAGATCTCCCGTATGGAAATTGGGAAGTTTATCCGTACCTTGAACCTGTGGTCATTGATGGTGTTTGCTATTCCCATTACTTCACTTCTGGTCAGCTTGGGCGTGCTTGTATATCTGCTAGGCAAATCCTAACCAAGAAGCACATGTCGTGCGTTGCAGGTCACCAGCAAGGCCGTGATATTGCGTACGCTCAACGGGCTGATGGTAAGCACATGACTGCTCTTATTTCTGGATCGTTTTACCAACACGATGAAAACTACCTAAATCCTCAGACTAACGAAGTGTGGCATGGTGTTTGGATGCTCAATGACGTGGTCGACGGTAGCTTCGACGAATTACCAATCAGTATGTCTTATCTGCGAAAGAAATATGGATAAGAACGTAGAAGCAGTAGTTGAGCGCATACTACAGCGCGCTGATCGTGGGTTGCGTAAGTACGGAGTAACTACGGAGAGAAAAGATCTTTCTGTGGAAGAATGGCTTACGCACCTACAAGAAGAACTTATGGATGGTTGTATCTACATTGAAAGACTAAAGCGTGAGATTATCTGATTACCAATTCTGGACCCGCCAAACAGCTATTTATAACCCAGACAAAGCACTAGAGTATCTCGCTCTAGGTCTTGCAGAAGAAGCTGGAGAAGTTGCCGGTAAATTAGCAAAGAAAATTAGAGACGGCGCGTGGCATCAAGAAGCGTTTGAAAAAGAACTCGGGGATGTCTTTTGGATGCTTGTACGACTGTGTGATGAACTTGGGATTAACTCTGAAAACATACTGGATCAAAACTATGAAAAACTATCTTCGCGGGCTGCTCGCGGTGTTCTTTCTGGCTCTGGCGACGAGCGCTAGTGCAAACGACCGTACCCGAGAGTGTCAAAGTAAGGCTCTTTTCTCCAAGGATATTGTCACGGCTAAATATGCCGGAGCTACTTGGCAAGAAGTACAAACTGCTGTACAATATGGGATGAACCGTCCTGAGTACGCTCATCTAACTAAGCAAGACAAAGCTGAAGTAGAAGTACAAGCAATCATTTCATATCACTCAAAGCTGTCTCCTGAAGAACTTTTTGATGATGTGATGTACAAATGTCTAAAGGGAAATAATGACACTTGAAACTATTCTGGCTACTACTCTTCTACCTGCTGGTATTGATCTTATTAAGTCCCTTTTTGGAGGGATAGGACGTAAGATTGGTGGCGTGTCGGTAGATGATCAAATTAAACTTGAAGAATCTGGAGTCAACCGCCTTAAAGCTGTAGCAGAACTGGATAATCCATATGGAGCACCTTCACAGTGGGTGGTTGATCTTCGCGCCTCATTTCGCTACGTCGCTGCTGGTGCTCTTATCCTTGCTGGAATGGGTATTGCAGCTTACGGCGCGTCGTTAAAAGATGCCACAATCTTTGCAGCAGGGCTTGAAACTGCTGGCTCACCTTTCTTCTTTATCTTCGGTGAGCGCATGTGGGTGGGTCTAAAAGGGAACTTTAAGTGATGAATTATTCTCAATACCTGTTAATTAAATTAGCAGAAGAAGCTTCTGAAATTGCTCAGGTTGCATTAAAAACCGCGCAATTTGGGCTAGACGAAATATACCCTAATTTAACAGAAACTAATGCAGAAAGAATTTATAGTGAGTTAAATGACCTTGCTGCTATTGTAATTATGTTAAATAATGATGAATCTCCTTTTGATTTTTCGTTAGATTTTACTAAAATGGCTGCTAAACAAGAAAAAGTGTCTAAATATTTACAATATAGTGTAGACTTAGGGCACGTAACTCTTTTTTAAAATGACTCTCAAGAAAGATCTTCCAAAAGATCCAAAAGACAAACGCCTCACAAAACGGGGTGTGTTGTACAAACACCTAAGTAAAGAATGGCAACAACAAATAAAAGAATTTAAAAAGAAACCTAATGGAAATTAATCGTTTTAAAAACTCACTAGCACAGAATGTCTTCAAATTCAAGTATGCCCAAGGACCAAGCGACACTTGGGATGCCCTCGCAGATCGGCTTGTTGAAGATGTCTGTGGTACTCGATGGGGAACAGATCGACCACTCCTCTCTCCCGGAGATTGTAAACAACTTGCTCACTATATTAAAACTTTTCAATTCGTGCCCGGAGGCCGCTATCTTTATTACGCAGGTCGGACTGCGAAGTTTTTCAATAACTGCTACCTTCTCCGAGCAGAAGAAGATACACGAGAAGAGTGGGCAAACATTATGTGGAGATCAATGTCCTGCCTGATGACAGGAGGTGGTATTGGGATTGATTATTCCCGCTTGAGAGCTTCTAACAAGCCCCTAGCTCGTACAGGAGGCCTTGCTAGTGGCCCGTTGCCTTTAATGTCCGCAGTGAATGAAGCGGGCCGTCAGGTGATGCAGGGGGGTTCGCGTCGTTCTGCAATTTATGCGTCGCTTAATTGGCAACATGAAGATATCCCTCTCTTCCTTGGAGCAAAGAATTGGTCCCCTGAAGTCCGAGAACTAAAGAGTAAAGACTTCAACTTCCCTGCCAATCTTGACATGACTAACATCAGTGTCAACTATGATGATGAGGCTCTATATGGTCCTTATCCTTATATTAAAGGGTCCATTATTGATGGTAAGACTGTCTATGAAAGGACAGGAAATCGTTTGGCAACAAACTCCGTGTTTCTGCAAAACGTACGACAGGCAATGGAAACCGGCGAGCCGGGATTTAGTTTTAACTTTGGAGATAAGCAGAATGAGACGCTTCGGAACGCTTGCACAGAGGTAACTAGTGAAGACGACTCTGACGTGTGCAACCTTGGATCAATTAATCTCGGAAATATCCAAGGACTTGACGAATTCAAATCCGTCGTTGAGCTTGCCTCCAAATTTCTCGTCTGTGGTACATTACGTGCTGAACTCCCCTATGATAAAGTCTATAAAGTTCGAGAAAAGAACCGACGGCTTGGTCTCGGCCTCATGGGAATCCACGAATGGCTCCTCAAGCGAGGACAAAAATACGAAGTAACTCCGGAACTACATGAATGGTTAAAAGTATATGAACGAGAATCCGAACGAGCTGCTGACGAGCATTGTGAGAGATTGTATATCAGCAAGCCAGTTGCTTACCGGGCCATCGCCCCGACTGGCTCAATTGGAATTCTTGCTGGCACTACAACGGGAATTGAACCGCTATTCGCTGTGGCTTATAAGCGGCGTTATCTCACAGAAGGAACAAAGTGGAAGTACGAGTTCGTCGTTGACTCTACCGCCGATCTCTTAATCCGTGAGTATGGACTCAAACCAGAAAACATTGACACAGGATACAAACTAAGCCATGACTACGAACAGCGAATTAAATTCCAAGCGGACATACAAGATTACGTTGACATGTCAATTTCAAGTACCATCAACTTGCCATCTTGGGGAAGTAAAGGAAACAGCGAATCGGATATTTCAAGATTTGCGGACGTACTGGCCAACTATGCTCCCCGACTACGTGGGTTTACCTGCTACCCTGATGGAAGTCGTGGAGGTCAGCCCATCACCGAAGTAGATTACAACGAAGCTATTCAGCACAAAGGTGTGATCTTCCAAGAGAATGATATTTGTGAGATTTCAGGAAAAGGTGGCACGTGTGGTAGTTAAGCTATAAAAGAGAACGGCCCCAATTACGGGGCCGTTTTTTTTTAACCTTCTCGCATCAATTTAACCAATCGTTTAGATCGGTTACCTACCTGTTTGTACCACAACGAATTCTCCATTCCTCGGGCAGCATCTTCCCACCGCCCTTCATTAACAGCCTTCAGAGTATTAACAAACTTAGCAAGCTTGGTGTAACCAAGATTGAAAGCTAGATGTAGGATCACCACCTTTCGGTTAGAAGTAAGATCGTCAAAGTTCTTCACAAGCTTCTGAGCAGTTACGTGTGCTTCTTCAACATCATTGTTCAGAAGATAGTTAATCTCATCATCCCGCAATCCTCCTCCTAATCGTTTGTCAATCAAGCGACCCACCCCAATAGTCCAGTACCCTAAATGATCTTGATAGGCGTGCTTGACTTTTCCTTCATCTTTTACAAGCTCTTGTTTAAATTCTTCAAGGTAACTCATTTTACGTCCTGTTGAAATTGCTGTAGTTCTTGTTGCTGGATCTGCTGGCGTACCGTGTTAAACGATTTTGGAGACAGCCGTTGTACTTCTGTAAGAACACGATCACGACCAGCTTTATCAAGGAAAGTATTAACTTGTGTCCATTGCCCTCCGTTTATCATGTATTTAGCGGCATTCTCTGCTACACCTTCTCCGTCACCAGCACGGGCGTACGTACGCATCTTGTCTAAGA